CTTTATCGCCGGAGTGGTGGCCGGCATAGTAACAACCCTTTTAACAAGAAGAATATGGAAAAAAGTGTTTTAGACGGAACCAATCTGATCCTTAGTGTCGGCGGAAAGGCCTTAGGTTTTTCGACGGGCTGCAAGGTGAGCACGAGCACGGAGACCGGCGAGCGCGTCACGAAAGAAGCGGCGAGCGGCAAGTGGAAGGAGAAGTTCGCGAAGAGCTTCTCGGAGAACATCTCCGCGGACGGCTGCGTGCTGACCGACGGGGACAGTGATACTCCGACCTACGACCAGCTGAAAGAACTGCAGCTGGCAGGACTCCCGGTAGAGGCCTCGTACAACCTGCGCGACGGCGACAAGCGCACGGGCAAGACGACCGGCGGCTACAAGGGAAAGTATATCATCACCTCACTGGAACTTGATGCCCAGGCCGGTGATGACGCCAAGTACAGCGTACAGCTTGAGAACAGCGGCAAGGTGGAGAAGCAGACCAGCGGCCTAAGCACGGCAGCAAAACCAGGAGGATAACCCATGCTGAAAGTCGAGTTGAACGGTAAGGAATATCCCTGCGGTCTCGTGATGGGCGCCCTCCTGCGTTTCAAACGCGAGACGGGGAAAGATGTCAGTCAGATGAAACAGGATGACCTGGAGGATCTGCTGATGCTGATGTGGTGCTGCGTGAAGTGTTCGAGCCAGGCGGAGAACATTGACTTCCCCATGGACTTCGAGACCTTCTGCAACAGCATTACCCCGGCCGTGCTGAACGGCTGGAACGAAAGGATTGGCGAGGCTGCTCAAAAAAAAAGAGCGAAGGGAGCGTAGGCGACTCCGACATTGAGCAGCTGCTCGGCATAGCGACGGGGTGCATGGGGATGAGCCGGAATGACTTTTGCCGATGCACCCCCTCTGAATTCAAGGCGACATGGGACGCCTGGAACGATATGCGGCAGAACCGTGAGCGTGGGGAGTGGGAGCGTCTTCGGATGCAGTGCCTCTGCACCCTCCAGCCCTATACGAGGAAGACCCTTGCCCCGGCGGACATCATGACATTCCCATGGGAGAAGCCCTCTCCTGCGGAGAAGCTGGGAAAGGAGGAAGTCATGCGGAGATCCCGCGAGGCGAAAGCCGCAGCAGGACTGGAATGAGGCTATGGTCTGTCCCTGTAGGCAAGAATCCCGATACAGAAAGCGGTGCCTACAACGAAGATGGCAAGACAAAACAGGAATGTAAGTACCGAGGCAGTGGGATGCCCGGTATAGAGGTCATAAAGCGGCTGCAGATTTACATTCATCATCATTGTGCCAATTTGGTTACGCTGCAAATATATAAAATAAAAATGAAACCATGGCAAAAGAGGTCAGTTTTTTAATAAAAATCCGTAATGACGGCGGTGCGAAGCGCGTAACGGCCGACGCGGAGGAGATGGGTCGTGTCATCCGCAGCGTCCAGGACGAGGCGGAGAAGGCAAAGCGGGATGTGCTGACCTGGTCGGAGGCAGCCCAGGCAGTAGACCTGCTCCATGACTCGATTGCAGGGCTGCAGCGCGCATTGACCGAGATGACCGCCGACTACCAGACCTCCGTCGTCGCCCAGACACAGTTGGCGACCATCATGCGGCAGCGGATGGGCAGCACGGAAGAGGAGATACAGAGCATCAGAGACCTTTGTTCCGCCCAACAGGAACTCGGTGTCGTAGAGGACGACATCGCGGCGAGCGGTGCCCAGCAGATGGCCACTTTTTTGAAAGAGAAGCAGAGCCTTGATGTCCTCATCCCCACGATGAACAACCTCATCGCCCAGCAGGACGGACTGAATGCCACGGTACAGGGCGCGGTCGGCATCGGCAACATGATGGGAAAGGCGATGCAAGGACAGACGGAGGTACTGCAGCGTGTGGGCATTACTTTCGATGAGACTCAGAAGCAAGTGCTTCAGTTCGGCACGGAGAGTGAGCGCGCTGCCATGCTTGCCGAGGTCATCACGGCCAATGTGGGCAATATGAACGAGGAACTCGGCAAGACCGACGCGGGCAAGCAGAAGCAGCTGGAGAATACGCTGGGAGATATCAAGGAACAGCTGGGCAGCATGGTGCAGGGTGCAATGCCCTTCGTTACCATTGCCGCCCAGGCAATGATCTGTGTCGTTGGTTGCGTGAGACTGGTGGCAACCCTCAAGGCCTTGTCCGCAGCCTTCAGCCTCACCACGATCAAGGCTGTCGTCCTCGGCATACAGGAGAAGATGGTGGCCGTCGGTCAGAACCTCCTTGCCGCCACCGGATACACGGCAGCGGCAGGGACGGCGGCTCTTACCGTAGCGATGACAGCCCTTGCTGCGGCGATGTCAATGGGCATATCCCTTGCCATCACGGGACTGATAAGTCTTTTCTCCTCCATGGGAGATGAGGCGGAGGACGCGGCACAGGGCGTGGATGTTCTAAAAGAGAGCACAGACGCCTTCAGCAATGCCTCGTCTAACGCGAAGGCGGAGATAGACATGGAGACAAATTCTCTCGCCTCTTTGATCAACAGCCACAAAAACACCTCTAAGAAAATAGACGAGCTTAACAGAAAGTATGGCGAGAGCTTCGGCTACCACCGTACCGCCGCCGAGTGGTACGACACTCTCGTCTCGAAAAGCAAGGCTTATTGCACCCAGATGGGATACGAGGCCCAGGCCAAGGCACTCTCCTCACAGATAGCAGCCAAGCAACTGGAGAAGGAGGGCAGACAGAGCGAGCGTCTCCAGCTCGGACAGCAGTACATGGACAACAATGGGAAGAGCCACTATAACTGGGAGAATAGCGCCGGTGGCAAAGAATACTACGACCAGCTGGGCAGTCAGATCAGCCGTCTGAACGATGACATCGCAGTCCTTCAGCGCCGGTATGATTCCGCCATCCAGCACATGGTGGAAGCCCAGAAAGAACTTGACAAGTCCCGAAAGTCCGTGCACACATCCGGAGACAGCCTGAAGGATGCGACCGCCGAGGAGCTCAAGCGCACGATAGAGCAGGACCAGCAAAGCCTGGAACGCCTTTCGGGCAGCGACGAGGCGGAGCGGCAGCGGCTGAACCGTGAGATTGGAAGGCTCCAGAAAGAAGTGGCCAGACGCGAAGGCGTGAACAAGAAGGAGCAGGGCGTCGTCTCTCCCATCAAAACCAAGGCAAAGACAGATAGACCCGTTATCAATGCCAGGACGCTTGAGGATGTCGGCAAGAACATCTCTTACTACGAGACCCAGCTGAAGAAAACGGACAAGGCCGATACCGACAAGATCAAAAGGCTTGTATCCCTCATCGGCAAATACAAGGAACTGAAAGAAGCCATCGAGAAAGAAATGGCGGCCCCCAGTCGTCCCGCGTCCCTGAACACCTTGCAGGAGATAGACACGGAAATACAGTATCAGCAACAGCTCCGCAGACAGTCTGCTAAGGAGGATCTCGGTCAGATTGATGCCGAGATCAAGCGTTTGAACGATCTTAAAACGGCGCTCGAAGACAGTTCGCACATGGCTATCGGACTTGACCAGATCGACACCTACGAGCAACTGGACGCGGAACTCGCTTTCTATGAAAAGAAGCTGAAGACCGCCTCCGCCGCCGAGCGCGTCGAGATGCAGAAACGAATCACGGCTTTGAAGAAACTGCGTGGCGAGTGGGACGACACACTGGGTGCCCTGGATGCTCCGGCAGCCATTGGCAGCCTGAACTCGATGGAGGAGCTGGACAAGGCCATCAGCTACTATGGCGCCCGCCAACGCGAGGCGACAGGAGATGAGGTAGAGAAGATTCAGCGCACGATCAGTGCCCTGCAGCAGAAGCGAGATGCCCTGACACGGACGACGGAGATTCCTACCATGCAGCAGGAGACGGCAGACCTGTCCGGTCTGCAAGGCAAGCCCCTGCTGATGGAACTGAAGCTGATAGGCCTTGAGGGTATCCGCGAGAAGATTCGCTCGCTGCAGAAGATGCTGGCAGACACACAGAACCCGTTGGGAATGGGGCAGCGCCAGGAGGTGCAGGGACTTATCGACACCTGGACCAGATACGAGAAGACATTGAAGCGGAGCCAGGCAAGCCTCGGCTATGCTTGGAACGGCATGAAAGGCATCGGAAACGGCATAGAAGGGCTTACGGAAATACTGGAAGGCAATGGAAACGCCTGGCAGGCCGTCACGGGCATCGTGGACGGCTCCATCCAAATATACGACGGAATGAATGCCGTCATCGGCCTTGTCAACGCACTGACTGGAGCGACACAGATGAACACGGCCGCCACGACTGCGCAGGGAGTGGCGAAAGCGACCGAGGCGACCATCGACACGACGGCCACGGGCGTGGAAGTGGCAAACAGCGCGGCACGCGCCGCGGCCGCCGGCGTGGAGACAACGGCC